TGCCACTTAGGTAACAACATTCCTGGAAGTAGCGTTGGCGGCCTATGACCCCCATACGCACAATTGCAGTTTTGTCATTGGTGTAGCCAAAGTCAATACCCCACACATATCTGCTACACTTAGGCATTGCATCAATCTTTTTCATGTGCCCTAATATCAGGCCCGATATTTTACCAGTTTCACCTCTTGCGTATACTCTGAATAGTTCTGGGTCACTCATTTTCTCATACCGGTCATGATCTGCTTCAGACAAGAAAGGGTTATGCCGATGATCAACCTGGAAATAATCCCAATGCCCTTCATATTGTGCTTCACCACCTTCTATGAGGTTGGCATGTACCCAAAATGGTGCAGTCGGGTTATAATCCAATATAACTCGTTTTCTGGTCTTCCTCTCAAGCTGCCAGAACATTTTATATCCCTGGCTATTCGCTTCATTCATGAAAAGATAATCACGCTCAGACCCCCTGGCATCAAGTTCATCCTTAAATGACTTAAACTCAATGACGGAACCATTTGCGAAATAGTAAGTCGTCTCAGCCTTGTTGAAATGCACACCATATTGTTTTATATAGGACAAGACATATCTGTCAAATGCCACCAAGGCGCCACGCTTTAGATTTGGTAAATCCTGACCAGTTACAGTCACGATCATTTTATCATATCGGAGACACTCTAATGCAAGATACTGGAGTGCCGTCACGGTTTTACCAGCATCACCACCACCTTGGAGTATGACAATCTTCTTTGGGCTATTCTGTATCTCCAGTAGTAGTTCTGTTGTCTCCACCTTTTTGTATTTGAATGTTAGATGATTTGATTGTGATCTCCAATGGTGCAGGTTTGGCTACTGCCAAGGATTGTGTTTTGGCGTCAGCTCCAATCATTTTGGCAAGTTTGTCAAGAGCATTGACTTTATCATGGAACTTGAGCTTTTTATTTTTACCAATAAATTTACCAGTCCTGGGCTCATACACTTCCAGGGCTTCATAACTTGCAATTGCCCCTGCACTGGCGTCATCAATATCCTTGACTTCAAGTATATTCCCTGTTTCTGGGTCAAACACATTGCGGAAGTCAAAAAACCCTATTTTGGCATATTCCCGAGCTATGTCAAGCGCACTGATGCCAAGCTGGAAAGCTATATCATCTTGGAGTGCACGCACCAATTCAAAGACTCTGGGTCTGCGTAGAATTTCGCTCCCGATACTGCAGGCCACTTCTTTGTTCTTGTACTTGTAGCCAGCAGCAATAACAGCATCTCCTACTTTGCACCCATTTTGAACAAAGGCAATAGCAAAAAGCCTTTCTTGATGAAGTACTTTATACTCTACCCCATTATGGATATATGGAACAAGTTCACCATTTATTTTACCGTTGTTTCCCATAGTTTTATTGTTTTACCGAAGTTATGTATATTTTTTCACAATTGCTTTCACAGCTGCTAATAAATTATTTTGTGTATGATCTTTTTCCTCTAATCTCTTTATGACACCTTCATCTAGTGTACCTCTTGCTACAAGCCTCATATTTGTTACAGTACTTATTACACCTGATCTGTGTATACGTTTAATGGCCTGTTGATATAATTCTAAACTCCATGGACAACCGAACCATAATATAAATTGACCCCCAAACTGTAAATTTAAGCCGTGACCAGCTGATGCAGGATGCGCAATCATTATTGGTATTTTGCCTTCGTTCCAATCTTTAATATCTTGTGGTGTTTTTAATTCCCTTGCTTTTGGAAACGCCAGTTTCAATCTCTCTTTGTCCGATATATAACTATAAAACATTAACACTGGTTTACCATCTAAATCTTCAATAATCTCTTTTGCAGTATCAATTTTTTCATCGTGTAACAAATGCCACTCCTTGTTTTCATCGTACATCGCTCCATTTGCAAACTGTAATAGCTTATTAGATAATGCGGCGGCATTTATAGCTGTTATTTCTTGATCACCAATTAATTGTAATACTTGTTCCTCTTCAAACTTATAATATGCTGACATTACAGCTTTTGGCAATTCAACATATCTTATAATATCAAGTCTTTCTGGTAAATCAACGTAGTCTTCAGTCTTCATTGAAAAACAAATATCTCCTATTCTACTGAATATTTCTTTGACATAAAATTCATCACCAAGTACTTCATCTCCTTTTTTCAATGTATAGTTAAATATTACATTGCCATCTCTTTTACCTGGTTGGAAATACAAGTCTCTGAACTTAACAAAATTGTCTCCGAGTCTTTGCCCTTTATCCAATAAAAATATCTGACCCCATAAGTCTAACATTCCATTAGGCGCTGGTGTACCAGTTAATCCAACACATCTCTTAATGTATTTACGTACTAACTTCAGAGCTTTAAACCTTTGTGACTTATGTGACTTAAAACTGGATAGCTCGTCTATGACAAGCATATCGAAGTTCCAGTTGCTGCCTAGTAATGCTACTAACCAGACAACATTCTCACGATTAATTATATAAATATCAGCAGGTGTAGCCAATGCTTTACGTCTGTCTTTTTCAAGACCTAGTATTTTACTTGTTCTCAAATGACCGAGTCCGTCCCATTTAGCTATTTCATCAGTCCAAACTGTTTCTGCAACTTTTTTAGGTGCTACTATCAACACTCTTTTTATTTGCTTTGTTTCAAACAGTTCTTTTATACCAAATAAGGTTGCTACTGTTTTACCAAGACCCATATCTAAGAATGGTCCTACTTCTGGTAATTTAACTATTCGTTCAGTTGTGAACTCCTGATATTTGCGTGCCACGTATTTCATTTATTAATTGTTTTACTTGTTCTTTTGTATCTATTTTTTCACATCTGAAACCTAACGCTTCAAACTTACGTTTTATTGCTGCTTGTAAAGGTTTAAGGTCTTTACCTGGTGCTTTAGTTTCTACAAAAATTATTATTCCTGGGGGTATTAATAAAATACGATCAGGTACTCCAGCATTGCCTGGACTTACGAATTTGTAAGCTTTCCCACCAAGTGTTTTAACTTGTTCCCTAAGATACGTTTCAATTTGATTTTCTTTCATGGTTTTATTATTATTCTGCGCGTGTTGTCACCTTTTGTCACCTTGTCTACCGTCTTCCTTATAAAGTATTATCTATTAGACTATTTTTTATACTTTTACTATCTAATCGCATTTTCTTTTTATTATTATTAAAAAAGTATGACAAGTATGACAAATTAAACGAAAGGCTTATTATTAAAGGATTCAAGGTGTCATCTTTTTGCCGTTTCACGTTAATTTTGATATGACAACCAAAATGACAAGGATGACAGCATTTTTTAGCGTGGTTGTCACCTTTTTCGTTTGTCACCCTTGTAAATAGCCTTTTTGTCATCCTATTAAGCTTTGAAGTGTTATCTCTTTGAAGTACCCGCCCTTATGTCTTGGGTAGTGTCCGTACCGTTGTTGTTCCTTAACTTTTACCCATCCTTTAAGTTTATCCATTGCTTGTTTTATCTGTTGCCATGCCATAAGAGTTATCGTACCTTTTCCTTGTATAACTAATTCCCATATTTCGTATTTACACACTCTGTCACGTTCTACTAATTCCGATTGATCTTGCTTGTCATAGCTGTTTATGAAGTCAAGCTTTTCATAATAATCTAAGTCATACCAATTAGGTGGTATTCTCATACTTACAAAATGTTCTATTGACTCAACTAATGGATTTTCTTGCGTATAGTCTTCTTGTACAAGTTTAGCCTCAGCACTAAGCTCTTTGTCTAAATACAGTGGCTCATCATTGGCATACAACTCTAATGCCTCCGCCCATACCTGGTCAACAATTTCCTTATCCATTTCGTACACACTGGCTATCGGTTCCCTTTCAAATGTTGCAACTGGCCAAAAACGTCTATTGCCAGTCTGAGACTTTAAGAAGTCAGAAGTATTGGTAGAAGCAAAGAATACACACTGCCTTAATCGCTGTTCAGTGTTATGGCCATAAGGCGATCGGTAGTTATCTTGTCTGGCAGATATAAAACCTTTCACACGCTCTACTTCTGCTTTGGCCATACCTGCAAGTTCACCTATCTCAATTATCCAGACACCTTGTATTTGTTCATAGGCTTCTTTAGTCTGAAGCATGTGCATATTGAAGGTATCTGAAAACCATTTACCACCGAGCCTATCCCATAACGCTGATTTACCTTGTCCCTCTTCGCCTACAAGTGTAAGTACGTAATCAAATTTAATACCAGGTTGCATAACCCTGGCTACACAAGCTGCTAGGGCTTTACGTGTAACAGTACGTACGTATTCAGTATCAGCTGCACCAAGGTATTTAATCAGTAAATTATCAACTCTAGGTGTACCATCCCATTCTAAACTTTTAAGGTAACTCACCACAGGATGGAATGAGGCTTTTTCCAATACAACTAACAGGCCTTTTGCTAGTTTAGAACCAGTTGTCAGTTTGTATACCTTTTCAATGTAGTTTTCTATATTGGCCATATCCTTGTCTGTGAGCACGTCTTTGCCGTTAAGCTTTCGCCATGGGAGATTTCTACGAAATATGCCTTGTTGCTTAAATTCATCGAACGCCAGATTATTGCGGAATACCGGGTCATGTTCCAGTATAAGAGCTATATTATTAATAGTACCAAGGTAATTGCCTTTACGGTCTACGTCCATAAGGTCTAACCAAGCAGTGTCATCGGCTATCTCCTCGTCTTTAGGCAAATTTGGCTTCTGTCCGTTCTTGCCTTTCGGCACCATGCTACTTTTAGCCCCTACTTCCATCGCTTCGGCTATGTCACTGAAGGCTTCTTTTGCGGCTGTGAGCTTAGCCTCTCCGAGCTGGCGCTTCACCACCTGATCAGTTGATACGAAATCACACATTGCTAAATAAGACGGTCGTTTGTTTATTGGTATGTCTTCATCTGTTTTATCCAATAAACTGTACTTATGTAATCTCACCAGGTCAAAGGCATTACATAGCTGCCCGCTGGTCGGGTCTGTTGAGTGATGACTGAATGTGTACTTATCATCATACACTATCACACCTGCTGCTGTGCTGCCTTCTATGTACGTGTACCGGTCATCAGCGTCACACTTCTCATACACATCGCTCAGATACTTATCAATTACTTCTGATATGGTATACGCCCTGTTGAAGGCACCAATTAAACCAGGCTTTTCATTTGGCTCTCCTTGCTTCTTTGCATCCTTGAGCCTTATCTTATTTTCACGTATACCAGTCGGCCATTCTGAGACGTCTTGCCAATTACCGTAAGTAGCAAGTATATCATCTGGATTAAGCACTTCACCGTCTTGCTCTCTGAAGTCATATACACCATCCTTAGAAGTAGATGGCCAATACATAAGTCGCTCAGGTTGATAACAGGTATGGTCATATTGATCTATTCCAGTGTCTCCGGCCATACGTCTCATTATGGCAGCATACTCATCAGGGAATACCTCACGAGTTAATGGAATTATCAATCTGTATCTTGGAGCGTCTTCAGTATGTTTGTGAGTGGAATACAATGCAGCTTTACAGCCGTATTGCATTGTGAAGCGTTCCCAGAAATCAAGCTCTGCTTCATCAGCGTCAAATGTAAGCATTGATCTAGATACTATGGCAGACGCCAGTCTACGACCTCCAGATAAATGACCGCCTACAAACCCACCAATATCCTTTATATCATCTTGTCTTGCTGATGTAGCTTTCAAATATACGCCAATTGTTTCTGAAGTACGGTGTGTGTTTCTTATTTTATCCAAAAACGTTTGCCAGGTGACTTGCTTATTTTGCCATCTTGTGTCACACTTTGATCGGCCAATGGCAATGTTATATTTCTGCATTTTTTTTGTCTGAAGTTAAATTACTCTTTTTAATTATTAAAAAATATTATCCTAATTGTCGATGTAAGCTCCGTTTTCGCGTTATTTTATACTGCCTAAGTAGTAAGGCTTATATCTAAAAATAAGCCGAAAACGGAGCTCTAAACAGTCTTATTTATAAGCTCATTTATCTTGGCTACGGCGGCTTTAAACTTTTTGAGTAAATCAATACGTTGAGCACGTATGGCACTACTTTTTGATGACTTATACTTTTCCACTATTGCAATTTCACGTTCAAAGTCTTTTGCTAATATTTCAAGATGCTTCTCTATATAATGTATTTTGCTTGTTGAGCCTATAGAAGCCTCTTTGCTTGAATGTTTTGTACAAGTAGAGCCATGGAGCTTTTCAGCATTTGTAAGTGTCTTACCACAACCAAAAGTGCTACATACATCAAAGATCATTTCGAATTGTTTACTGCAACTATTAGGGACGCAAATGAGTTTAAAACATTTAACATGTGCAAGCCCATTAAACCAGGCATGAGGGCCAGGGTAAATAATATACCAAATGCAATTAAGGCAAATAGCCAAATGAGAATTAAATTATACATGTTTCAAAGTTATTTTAAAGGTGTACATATCTTTTGTAAAGTCATCATCAATTTGAGCAATGTCTACAGCAGATATAAATAATTTTAGTTTGAGTCTTTTTTGTTCATTAACAATACAATCTTCAAAGAATTGTTCAAGTTCACCAATTATAGTGCTTGATATTATCTCACCAGATGTTTTAACACCAAGGTGCAATAAGCCACCAAGGCGGACGTGGTTCTTTTTACGGATAAATTGTAGCTTACGCTTTTTTCTGTTCATCTTCTAGGGTTTTTTTATCCTCTAGGGTTAAGAGTGTTGCGGATTGTTTATTCATTGTTTTGTGGGATTGTGTAGTCATATAATTCTTTGATACAAGCCTCAATAATCATTAGAGACATAAATTTGATTGATCTAACTCTGTCAGTCTCTTCAACAGTCATAGGATTAAAACATTCTGCGGCTGCTATGGCGTTGTAAGCGCTTGAGATAAGATCAGTATTGGCATAAGGCGGTATTTCATATCTAACCTCTGGTTCTTTAATTTCTTGTTCCATTGTGTATTTTATTTTTAAAGTATAGGGTTAAACTGGCAAATGGTATATAAAGTTTACGGCCATATTTAGTTATTTGGTATCTAGTTAAACTTAAATGTGCTAGAACATCTAGTCCTAGTAAAATTTGAATGAATATTGAAAGTAATATAGTTATCAGGGTTATTCATAGTTATTTTGTATAATAGTTTGCAATAAATGTTTCAGCACCAAGCTTTAAACCTTTGGCCCAAGGTATATCTTTTTTAAGTATAGCAGTCAATATCTTTTTGGCGTCTTCTGCACCATATTCAAATTCTTCTACTACTATCTCATCATGTACATGCATTGTGACATCTAAGCCAATTGCGTCAGCACGTACAATGGCATCAGCAATAACGTCACGGGCAGTTGCCTGTACAATATTCTCCACAAGCTTGCCACCGTATGTGTCTTGTTTACACCATACTTTTTTTACTTGGTCCATTCCCCAATATGTTACTTTCTTACCGTCATATTTGGCACTAAGGTATACTAAGCACCGACCTGATGGTAGTTGTATGTGCATGTTCCCGTTTTTCATAAAGAATCTGCATTTGGCGTTCACATTAACATCACCTTTACCAGTTGTTGCACTGATAGCTGCTTGATTACAAAAATTCCATAGTCTTACAATATTAGGTGAAGTTTTACGCCAGGCTACTTTAATGGCATCCATTTCAGGTTCAGATAAGCCCATAGCTTCACCACCCATTCGGATTAATGCACCTACGCCACCTTGATAGCCAAGAGCAAGCTCAGCAACTTTACCACGTTGACGTATCTCTTTAGTTATTTGACCTAATGGTATATTAAACATCATTGAGGCAGACGCTTCATATATTTTACCGTGACCGGCAAATACGTCAAGACGCCACTTCTCACCAGCAAGCCAAGCTGTTACTCTTGCTTCAATTGCACTAAGGTCACCTACAACTAACTTCTTACCTGGCGTTGGTATAAATGCTGATCGTATTAGATTGCTAAGTACTTCACCAATATCAACATAAGTAAGACGCAATATATCCAGCTTGCATTCTTTAACCATTCGTCTGGCAAAGTCAAGATCTTTAAGGTTGTTACGTTTCAAATTATGGAGCTGAACATTGCGTCCAGCCCATCTACCTGTACGGTTAGCGCCGTAGTATTGGAATAGTCCACGTATACGATCTGCAATACCTACACTTACACGCATTGCCTCAAATTTCTTTATGGAGGTTCGGCTTAACATCTGGCGCAAATTAAGCAGCTCAGTGATATGCTCATCGTCCTTAAACATTTTGAATATATCAGGCATACAATCTTTATTCATTGAACCAGTAACAATACCTGTTCGCTCGAGTATATAAGCCTTAATTTGAGCATCAGAGTTTGGATTAGTAATACCCGTTAATTCACGTACTTCAGTCATTAACCGATCAGTCTCAATGTCATTAATTTGTAAAGCATTGATAACAAGTTCAGTGTCTATCATAACACCACGTGTATTGATCTTCTGGTCAAGTGCCCAAAGCTTATCTTCAAATGGAGTTGGGCTAAACCAGGTCAATACGCTTTTACGTACAGCTTGTTCAGTAGCAATGTCTTGAGCGCAATAGTTAATGAATTGTTGCCACTTAAGAGAGTCATGGGCAGGTAAGTTACGTGTACGTTGACCATTAGTCTTAGTTGGTTTACAAGGTACACAGAAGTATTTGATAAGTGCTTTGCCAACAGCATCCTTTTGGTCAACAGTGCCCATAACTTTTGCTACAGCATCAAGACCAAATGGATAGCCAGCCTGAGCAGCAAGTGCTTGTGTGCAAGACCATTGAGAAGCATCTAGTTGTATGCCAAAATGAGCAGATAAACAAGCAATTTCAAAAGCAGCGTTATAAGCTGTCTTCAATATTTTTGGATTAGATAAGGCTTCAACAATATCACCAGGTATTTCCTCATCAGCTGTTTTATCAATAACATATATTGGGCCACCATCAACCGAATAACCAAATAACAGTACTTCAAAACTTGGGTCTTGAGCATAACGATACACGCCAACAGTTTTAAGGTCGACGTCAGAATAAGTTTCAATATCTATAGCGAGCTCAAGCATTCTTCTATTTTGTCTTCTAAGGGTTTATAAATAGTGTAGCCACAAGCCTTGATCTCACGAAGCAGATTAGTGGCTTTATGGAGCTTGTCGATTATATGAGTATTTGGTTCTGGTATTTCTACAGCTTCATATACCATACAGACTCTGTTGTTAACAGGATGGCTGTCAGTCGGTGAACTATAAAAGCTTACAGGCATTACTCCATGAGTGTTAGCAAATATTAAGGCGCCTTCAATTGAGTTAAATGATTTGTGATGTAACATTACAGTTGTTTTAGTGGCCCCAGCAGGAGTCGAACCTGAACACAATTTGATTTATTCAATAACAACAAAGATATTTTCAAAATGTGTACCATAGAGGCCATTTGCCAGGGATTGCACCTGGCTTGTTTTTATTTTGTGCTTGTGTAAGCGTTCACTGAAATTACAACAGACTTGCCGTCTACTTTAAGATCAGTTGTTTTGTTGCCACGTGTAGAGGCTACTGTCAATGATTTCCCGCTTGCGCTAGGTTTTCTGTCTTTGTCCATCTCGATCTCGATTGTCAAGATGCTTCCTTTGATTGATGCTTTCATCGTTTTTGAATTTAAAGTGAGTCAGCGAAGATGGACTCGAACCATCAAGGGCTACGTTAGAGTGTATTTATACCATGGACACTTTAGTTGTATATATCCCACGGGTTGCTGCCCGCTTGTTTACCATTTCAACATTCGCCGGTTTGCAGGTTAAACCTGGAGGAACTCCCTGCTCAAGTCATTTTACTGACTTAGTATGTGATCTTTACAGCAAATCACTTGCGTCGTCGTCAATGTCGATACCTTCAAAGGCTTCATCAACACCGATACCACCGCTTAATGGCTCACCGTCTTTTGTTTTCATAAAGTGATTGAGTCCCACTGCAACGCCACGAGTGCCATTGAAGTTATATGGATAGAACGTTACGTTCACATAACCATAACAACCAGAATACACTTGTGTAGGATCAATGATTTTGTTACGGTGTATGTCAACAATACCCGGCATTTGATTTGAATTTGCGTTCAAAAACAAACCGCCTACGTATTCGTCTTGATCGCCACGCTCTTCATCACCATCGCGCAGTGGTAATTTCAAACCGGTCATTTTGCCACCATATTTTGTATCTTTACCCAATGCTTTGGCAGCATCAATGGCAGCATTGACTTTTGCAATAGTCGCTTTGTCAGTTTTTGGAATAATGATGCTAGAGCTGTATTTAGCCGGGTCACCTTCCTTCATAGATGTTGGCTCAAATAAGTGAGCATAACTTAATCGAACTAGTCCGATTGTAATGTTTGTTGGATTACTTTTGTTGTCCATTTTTATTGTTTTTAAAATTGTGAAAAAATTTGATTAACTGTTGTCGACGGCCATGGATGATACTTTCAAACAGATCTTCAAAAGTCTCAGGTCTTTTAGACTTGCCACCAATGAAATGTTGCATATCCGGTGATTCTTTTGAGGACTGCGCAACAAGTACATGTAGATCACCGTGGCCACCAGATAAAGCCATACCGACTTCAACTTCTGTTTCATCACCTTCATCTTTAAATTCACCTATCATACCAATAAAAGCAATTCTAGGTAATTTACGATCAGCTTTACAGGCTTTTTGTTGTTCTTTACAGAGCTCAACTAACTCTTTGAACTTTTGGCTAATTTGTTCATTCATTTTGTTTGTGGCTATTTATTGAGTGCCTACTCAGTTGTTTTTAATAATGTAAATATACTACATCGTTTGCTTTGTTTTCACGTTGGAGGTTGTTAATCATCTGTTAATGATATATCCTCAAACACTTCAATAGTGGCTTCATGACTATTCAGCGCTGGACGTTTATCCCATTCTGGTACAAGAGTTGCGGCGCCATTAGGTTTTATTATGTAAGAACTCAATAAACGGTTTACTTCTGACTTGCCAATATTCTTTTCAAGAGCACCGATACCAACTAATTTTGGTTCAGTTAAAAACAAAGTTTTAGCGATTTTGGCTTTATTAAGGGCTTTTACTATTTCCTCTGGATTGACATATACTCTATTGCTTCTACCAGCGACAAGTTTAAACCCAGGCCATTTCTTTTGTTTCAAAGCAGCTTCTGACAAAGCATATTGCTGCACACTAGTTAGCCATGATTTGAAGTCGGCGGCTTTTTCAAGTATGTTTGAAATATCTTCGTCAGTGAGTTTATTAGGGTCTTCAAAAGCATACTTAGCAAGTTCCAAATTATAATCAGCAAGCGTCTTACAAGTTGTTTTAGCTTTACAAAATTTACAATGTGAACCAGCTACATAATCACCAATACCGTCCCAAGCCATTTGCGCTTTTGGTATAACTTCTTGATAACCCCATTCAATTAAGTCATCTGTAAACATTTCAAAAGTAGAATAGTTATTGAGACGAGGTTGGTAAATAGTCATACGTACCAATTTAATGTCATATAACAAGTAATACTTTTTAATTGCCCCAAGAGCATAAAGCATTAACTGTTTGTTTTCATGAGCACTTACTTCTACACCTTTACCATATTTCAAATCAGTAATATCAAGAATGTTATCAGCGATTATAATGGCATCACCTGTTCCAAAACCTTCAGGTACATAGTCTTGAAGATCAATTTTTTCCTCAATAAAAAGCATAGGATTGTGCATTTCTACAAACTTGTCAACAATAAATGACATGTAGTCTTGTGCATGACCATCCATAATATTATCGTATAATGGATTTGCTTTGATGCGTTTTAAGGAACTTTTGAAAGTGACAGCTGGAATAAGCTTAAAGTGGTTGCGTAGGTATAGCTCTGCAAGTTCATGGGCAAGAGTGCCCTCTTCAGCAGCTGTGTTTGTTGTTTGCGGATAACTCTCCTCAAGTCGAGCAGACGGCGTACAAGTAAGCCATCTGCTTGCACCTGAGGGAGGTAGTATAGCGTGGTCTGCCATGATTAAAGTGCCATTAACTTTTTGTAAAATTCAGGATAACGCTCTTCAGCCAGTAGTTGGGCACTGGTTGCTTCAAAGACCTGCAATAGAGCTATTACAGCTGGTTTTTTACCACTTGCCACCTTTGAATTGATAAGCTCTCTGATTTGAGTTAACGTGACAGTTTCAGTTGGTTGTGGCTGCTCAGCTTTCATTGCTGTTTGCTTTGGAGCCACTGCGTTTGATACTGGTTCTTTTAAAGGTTCCAGCCTTGAAGGTTGTGGGTTACCTAGGTGATTGATCAAAGCATTCAAGATATTGCTATCAATTGTTTGCAGATTAATAACGGGGGCCGTTTTAGTGGCAAGCGCCTGTGTCAATTCACGAATAAGGTGTTTTGTATCTTCACCAAATTCAATCACAAGCACATTAGAGTTCTCCTCTGGAGTAAGGCTCTCTACGTCCGGTTTTTGAACCGGCGGTGTTTTGGTTGCTTTCGCCATTGTTATTGTTTTTAAGATTATTGAATGCAGCTATAAATGCCACTGCGTCAAGCATTGTGTCTTCTTTTGAGCTGTAAGCAAGACGACTTAATTTCAAGGCAATCATGATTTTATACATATCATCTTGTGTAATCACTTTATTGCAGAGCTCACTTGCAATAGAGGCAGCTTTTGCCATGGAGTCTGGAAAGGGTCCGTAAACCCTTTCCTTCTCCTCAGCACGCTGGTTAACAATGTCATTTGCTTTTAGTAGGATATTCATACTACTTTGCTTTTTTACCGGTTGGTTTTGGAGCTTCGGTTGCTGGAACAGTAACAGCTGGTTTGGCAGCAGCTATATCGGCTTTTGCTTGTGCTTTTTCGGCAGCTATATCGGCTTTTGCTTGCTCTTTAAGATAAAGCTGCACACGCTTACGCTCAACTTGTGCTGGCAGACTATGCAATTTATGCTGACTGAAATACCATGATACATTGGTTTTGATAAAGCCAAACTCTTCAACAATTTCGTTGACACTTTTGCCTTCAGTGGCAGCCTGGATAACCTGCTCTTTTTGGGACAATGGTTTTGCTTCTGGTTCTGTAGCTTCTGTAGCGGCTACTGTGGCTGCTGCGACTTTCTTAGTCGCGGCTGTCTTTGGTGCTGGCGCAGCTACTGTTTCTTTTTGAGCAGCTGCTTTTTTTGTTGTTGCCATTTGTGATGGGTTTTGAAAATTAGAAAATATGATTTTGCCAGCTTTTACATTGTAAGCGTGTGCAGTTTTATTGTAAAGAGCAAGCAGTTGTTTGTCAAGTGTTTCAACTACTGTTTCAAATAAGTCTTCAAGCCATTCTTGTACTTCTACAAGATTATCCATTGAAGGTACTTCAAAGTAGTCCCGTTTTTTACGTTTGTGCTGATGTTGATACATAATTTGTTATTTGATAGTGTAAATATACTGCCAAATGTCGAAGTTTTACCGTTTTACAATGTCATTAACGTGGCTATAACATTTGATGTTTTACCCACATACGCCTCCAGGGTAAATTACTTCTATAATAGCTTCTCCAGTGTAAAATACTTTTATACCAGCTTGAATAAGCAAATACAATCCTTTGTCATCTTTCCAAGCTTCTGCAAAATAAAACTCTTTAATGTCACATTGGATAATGAGTTTGGCACATTCTACACAACAAGATAAAGTTGAATACATGATGGCGCCAGCTATTGACTCAGTGCTTTTAGCACACTTTGTAATTGCATTTGACTCCGCGTGGATAACTTCTGGTTTGGTTTTACCATTTTTATCTTTACAGTTATTGTCAAAACCATGAGGTGTACCATTATAACCAAATGATATAATGCGATTGTCTTTGACCACAACACAACCTACCTGCCTATCTTGATCTTTAGAATGTTTTGCTATTTTATAAGCACTGTCCATATATGTTTTATGCAAGTTAATCATTTTGCTATTGGGATTTTAATTCTTGGATATGGTTTATAATCGTATAAAGAAATACTACCAAATAAATTAACTGAATATATTGGTGGAGTATGTGTATCTCTATGTAAGTATTCGTTCAAACCATCAATATGGTTTGCATAAAGATGCGCATCAACTATTCTATGCGATATAATACTTGGCATTAAATTGGTTCTAACTGCTACCCAGTTAAGTAAATTGGTAAACAGGCAAATATCAAATGGTACACCTCCAAACATATCTCCACTACGTTGTACAACAAACATATTAAGCTTATTGCCATCAACATAAAATTGGAAATAAAGATAACAAGGTGGTAAAGCCATTTCTTTAATTTGTTGTGGGTTCCATAATGATATGATATGCCGTCTATGCAAAGGGCTTTCAATAAGAGTTCTGATAACATTATTGAGTTGATTACAAGCCGGGTCACCGTTAAAGTTAACAAGCTGATACCCATAAACTGGACCTAAGTCACCTTGTTCGTTTGCCCAAGCGTCCCATATTTTAATACCTCTTTCATTGAATAATTTAGTGGTAGTTTGACCAGATATAAACCATTCAAATTCAGTATTGATAATATCAATATCAATAGACTTGCCTGTAAGAATTGGATAGTATTTACGCACGTCTATTTTAAAGCCAATGTCAAACATTGAGTAAGCACTTGTATTTGTACGGTTTGATCGCAAGTTGCCTGATACAAAAATACGCCTAAGGGTTTGCCTATATTGTTTTTCAAAACTATCCATTAGGAACCTCCTTTTGAAAGTCACCGTTAACCATTTTACCGTTACGTCCTTTGATTTCTTCATAGGCGGCTTCGATACACTGCTCAATAGTAACTCCATGGAAATAAGCTATTGAAGTAAGCACAACCACAATATCACCTATTGCATCAATAGCCTTAAGTGTGTTTTCACGTAATACCGCTGCAGCTAATTCACCAGCTTCTTCCATAAGCTTAAGTGATTGAACTGGAGCACTACCGCTTTTCAGAATACCTTTGTTTTTTGCCCATTCACGGATGAGGTCGAAGTGGCTTTCAACAGTTTGCACATCAGCTACCCATGTGTGGGCTTTTAGGCGTGTATCAATAATGTTTTGAGCTTCCTCTGACGTTGTACCTTCTTTGAAGGTGATTTTAATTGTTTTTTGCATGATTAAAATATTTGTTTAAATGTTAAATAATTTTGTTTTATATATTCAAGGTCTTTAAGATCTTTATTTCTAAGAAGCCTCAATTTCCAGTTAAGACATTCACCCAAAGGCTCAAGTGGGTAATCGATATATTCTAAACTTGGTATACTTAAGGCTTTACCATTTGGTATTACAAGTATATTTAGTTTTTCACCTTTTAGCGTTAGCTGGTAAATACTTTGATTAAGGTCTTCTTTAGCATTTTCTGGATAATTATCTCCATCCCAAATATTTTCAAAACCCAGTTTTTCGAAGTCATAATTTGAATTTGTTACAATATCAAGATCTTCCGGTTCTCTGCCAAGACTAATGCCTTGAAGGTTAATAGCCACTGTCCCAGTTATTAAAAAAGGTATGTCTAGGTCTTGCAAATTATTAAGCATACTTGCAAAATGTTTAATTAGTTGTTTTGCTTTCATGGTTTAATCTGTTTCGCCAAAATAGTCAGAATAGAAATCTTCTACTTCTGGGGTCTCATGGTTTTTGTTAAGGTAATTTAATATTGTTTCTTGATCACTTCCGGTATAGTCTCGACCATCGGATAAACTTTTTATTGAATCAATTTCAATCCATTGTTCATCGTTGCCTTCAAGATGGTATTGTACTTCCCACTCTTTGTCATGCTTATCTTCCCAGATCTGGTTAAATTTAGACTGTAACATTGCAAACAAGATTTAAAGGGTCTTTGGAAATAACGTACTCACGAAAGTCGTTTATATCATCTGGGTTATCTGTTCGCGCAGCCCAACATGTAAAAGCATTTTCTAAAGCAAGACCATACTCTTCTAAGTTATGTGTAAAAGTCCACTTTACAAATTTCTTTTTAAGCTTAGTTCCAATACGGAAGTTTATTGTTTCAGTTTTCATAAAAATAGTTATAAATTATTGTTCTAATTATGTTATCAACTAAAAAATCCAGTATACAGATTATAATATCAACCATTGAGCACCTCCTTTAATTCAGCTTTCAATCTTCTTGCAGCTTCACCTTTCCAGTTAAAAGCATTAGCCAAAAAGCGGTTAATAATATCTGGTGCTTTATCCTGGTAGTAATTGTCACTAATAGTTTCCAGGTTAAGCATTGCGCTTATATATGGTATTGCTCCATAATAAGGCTTTGACCAGCTTAGTTTAATTTCTTTTGCTATCTGAGAGATAGGTCTTGTTGCTTTGTTGTTATTCATTTTTAATTTATTTTATAATGTGAAAATAAGCCAACAAATCGAATTGTTTTACTGTTTTACTGTCGTTAACGAAACAATCACATTTTAACGGTTACTACTTTGAAACGTTTGTGACTTGCTACACCATTTGGGTACCTATAGGCAGTTCCCCTCATTTTCTTTTTATCTACTACAATTTGTGCCTCAGGTCATTTACGTCTAAAGAAATCAAAGGCTTGCTCAATAGTATCAAATATGTCTTCATACAAAATTGATCTAGTTGTCATACCATTTTTCTTGGAATATACTTCAAAATATTCACGTATTTTATACTGTTTCAACATATCTAAATTTTATGTATTTATCTTTGTAATAATATTTTTTGATTGCACCACGCTGAGTGGTTATAAATACTGGCTTATTGGTAATTACCTGTAACGCTTGTTCTATTGTTAAGGTTTTTTGGGAAGAAACCAACTCCAATTATTTTTGGGTTATGATTGCACATTATTTTTTCATATTTTTTAAAGCGTATAGTAAAGCGTCAGTCATATGGTTTTTGTCATTGTCATTAATACCCACAAATTCAGTTCTGTATTTTCCAGTAGGTTTTCCTTCAGCATCAAGTATCTTACCATTAGGCAATATAATCTTATCAATTTTACTGACAGGTATCTTATTTGTTTGTATTAAACTTTTTGACATGAGTTATTGTTTGGATAAGTTTTTTAATAATTTTGCACCCGGGTTGGCTTCTACAAACTTATTGGCCATACATTGACTTTTACGTCCAAAGAATTTCTTTATTGTGCCATCAGGCATTTTAACAAGTGTTTGGTTTTTCATTGTAATAATTTTGAGGCTTCTGCCATTGTTATGATTTTATTTGAGGTGTCTTTGCGTGAATAAAAGATCAGAGAGTAATCATCATTTGCCGGGTCATAATATACATATATACGGGTAGGTGTGGTTTTAACTATGCGTCGCACAATCTTGCCTTCAAGCAATACAATATCTCCCACCTTAGCTTTTTCTATACTCACGGCTTCATAGTTTTTAAACGTTCAGCTATACGTGCTTCAATCAATTGCCTGTCAGCATCAGTTGGAACCCAGTTATTAAATAATTTTGGATAATTATCATAAGCATTCCAAGCTTCAGAAAAGTCAGTTACATTATATCCACGTGTTTGGGCTTCTTCATACAATTGCAAATAGCTTATAAAAGTGTAAAGCCCTTTGTCATAAAAGAAACGCACGTGACCAGTACCTAAACAAAATTTAGTCGGCAAGTTTTTGAGATTTGCTTTAGGTAAAGAATTGGGTATACGTTTAATTTCACGAAGCTCAGCCAGCAAATGTTTGCGGCATAATTGTTTTGGTGGGACACCGGCATTAATTCTTGTCATTGTTGTTATTTTTCACAAATATAATTCGTGAAGTTGAAAGTTTTACTGTTTTACTTTCTCATTAACGTGAAGATAACATTTCAAGCTTTCTAGCAACACGAGGGTCACCTTTCAAAATATCAACTAATAAGGCACTACTGGATATGGTTTTATTGATTGATTCATCTTGTGCAGCCAGGCGCAATGCTTCTTTAAGTTTTGGGTCTGCTTTGGCATTAATAATAACTTTCATGATGTTTTAATTTATGGAGTAAAAGTAAAAGTAAAACAGTTTTACGATAACCGGAAATATTATTTTCAAAAGTATTTACAAAGGCACCTACGGCTTATTTAGAGCTCCGTTTTCGCGATATTATATATTAGGTAAGACTTACTACCTACGAGCTACTTCAACGGTCTTAAACGAGCTCTACTTAAACCGCAGAATATTCTGGAATAGCCTCGAAGCATGGGCATTCTTTAATACGCTCCCAAGAGTCTACTTTTCCATTTTTATTGGCATCAAAACTTATGTCTCTATGACCAAGTATTTTAGCTTTAGGATATTGTGAACGCCAGTGTTTCAATATAATGAGTAGTGTAGCCTTCTGTGCTGGAGTGCGGTTATCCACTGGCAATAATTTACCTTTGTCCTTTGCTGCACCAGATTTAGCCACACCACCCTTATAAGATATATGAAGACTCTTTGAATTGTTACTTGCCACGCCATTAGCAATCAGGTTTGGCGACTGCAGCATCCAGGCTGTGCCGTCAGCGTCAACTGTTACATGATAACCAGGATTATTCCATCCTTGCGCTTTAAACCCTTTGAACAAGTCTTCATTTGTTTCAGTTTGCCAACCAGCCGTACAATGTACAAATAATCTGGTTATTTCCCGAGTAGACTTAACAAGTTGTGTACCAGGATTAAACAAGTTAATTTTTATTGCTTTCATTTTTATTGAATTTTATAAATGGTAATAGCTTCAAAATAAATTTACCAATAGTACGCAAGACTCTACCTTTTTTGTTTTTGGCTTCTGAACTTGTATATATCTCCAATATTATTTTTAAGAAATCATGAATAGCTTTGTTTCTCTGGTTAGGGTCTTTTATATCTTTATAAATACCATAAACTGAGGCGTATTGTGTATCAAAGGATATACCAACTTCAGCCATAGGCTTATCAAATTTATTTTTAAGTATTGAATATGTTAATGACATGATTAGTTTGTTTTTGGTTCAATAGTTGCGTTAACTTCAATAGGTTGATCAACTGTACCTGATAAGGTTTGTTGTTGAGTAGCTTTAGAGGCACCAAAGTAATAACTTAAAGTGCTACCCATACCACTTACTATTACAGCTCCTAAAGCAATGTTTATCATTGTCTCATTTTCTTTTGGTATTGTTTTAAAAAACAATAGTATCAAGACAGTAAAACCGCCTATGCAATTAATGAGAGCAAGTATATCTCTAAATTCAATTTTGTGTTTTAACATGATCGTGTGTTTTAATAATGCTTATTTTGATTTCATTTAATATAGTATGAATTGACTTGATTTCAGACATCATGTCTTTTTCAATGTTTTGGACTTTTTGTTCAAGCATCTTAATTTTTTCATTATGATGACTTAAAGCTTGTTTTAGTAAAGCCTGGCGAATACTCATACTAACGTATACACCTATTGTGGCCCCTGAACCACTTAAAGCTAAACCTACTATTGCTATCAAGGTATTTGTTTCCATTACGATATTTTTTTATATTGAACTGTTGAAAATGATTTTGCTGTTAAAAGGCCTGTACCTGAACTACTCAACATTCTGGCAATAACACCACCAGCAGATGAACAAGTTATAAAGCCTTCAATTATTGCCATATTGGCTGTTTTTGAAATAGAGCTACTGTTTGATGAAGTAATGTCATAACCAGATAACCCATCTACATGGTAGCGGCCAGTTCCTGAACACCAGTCTGCTCTGTAGATTGTTGTAGGCCCACTAGGCCCATTTATTGCCCATGCTGAGCCAACACTAGTTGAACTAACTGCATAATATATCACAAATCTAAACCAGTACTTTTCACCAGCAAGTACTGGAAATTTAAGATCACTAACGTCTACAAAAGTTGTTGAGCTTGTTGCCGTATCATTAGGCTTAACAATAGTACTGATTAGATCAGCATATTGAGATGCCGTTAAATGATAATACTGACCAGCTGAGCCACCTTGTATACCACTTAAGCCATTGTGTGTTACTGCACTAGCAGTGTCAATAGCAGCTTTCAATAAAGCCGCACTTAAGTTAACTGCCACTGTTGTTTCATTGTCAAAACGTACAAGTGAATTTGAACTATTAATTTCCTCAATACGTAACACTCTTGATAAGTTTATACAAATAGCTGAAAGTGTTAAATGGGGCACTTCTAAAAAACTTGGTGCTGTAGTTGTAACAAAACTAGAATATGTTGGGAATGACACTGGACTAGGTGCATTGTTTTCAAACAACTCAGTTATTGGCAAACTTACAATTCCAGTATTTCCTAAAACAAGGTTAAGTCCAGAATTGTCATACGTGTACAATATGGAATTTGTATTTATAAATTGGTCAACGCCTGATATGGTTAATTTGATTATCATTAGTCAGTTAACATTGTTATTCCAGCATTTGCCAAACGTCCTTTAATAAGTTTTAGTTCAGTACTTGGGCTGGTTATAGGATTTTGTCCTTGCAGATCAATACTAGCAGGTGTATTGAATTGTTTTCTTGCGTCAAAGACATACCTAAAAATATCATCAATTGCAAACTGCGAAAGTTTATTACCCCACAATTGAATATTAGTTCCAGTAGGATAAGCCAACATTCTTACAAAGATATTATTTTTTAAGGTTTTCAAGGTATTATCAGTACAGAAGAATATTCTAGTACGTTTTGGCAATTCACCACCAATTTCTTTTATAATTTTTTGAGAAGCATCCAGGTATATTTCTTCAGCTTGATCCCAAAACAAATAAGCTGTAAGTTTTTTATTTGCGGCATAGGTATGTGTTTCAGTAGTACCTGTGCCCGTGCCATTTGCGTTTGTGCCATCACCAAAAAAATATTGATACTTAGACGACACAATTGAATTTACATATTGTACAACCAAATCTTTTTGAGTTGCAGTGGTTTCAACGTCAATAATTAAATGACCTTCTAACACTTCAAACAATGTTAAGTTAGCGTCGTAATTCAAAAAGATTGCTTCTACATTTGTGATCAAAACAATTCTGTTTTTTGTGTCAATGGCAAAATAGGTATTTTCAAAGTCAGCTCCTAAAAAGCCAATGCAATTAAGATACTGCACAAAGTTAATTGCACCATTAAAATATTTTTCTATTGGATATACTGTTGATGGTGAAGTACGCTTCAAGCCATTAATATAAAACCAAGCAGCTGTCGGAGCGTTACCTAAAACAATTGGTGGGTAGGTGTCAACATTAAGCGCTGAACCGTTTATCTTTTCACGAAGGTTTAAATTGGCAGTTCCTAATGGATGTTTTTCTATTGGAACTGGTTCTAATTTAGAATCATCCAATCTTGTATAACGCTTTGCACCAATATACAAGCTATCACACAAAGTTATTTCCTCTAACATATCAAGAAAATACATTGGAATAGGTTTATTACCAGTGCCAATTGTCAATTGCCAATTTCGGTATTTTAAACCAGATAAAAGCGTTAAGTCATATTCATCATTTTCATAAACATTGAATATACTTTCAGGTATAAGTTTTGTAAATGATGCGGGTACTCTAATCCACATCTCAATACCAGTTTCCCAAAATACGTCATAGCTATTTTCACTATGCTTATAACGCATTAAAATTGTATCTTTATGGTAAACCTTTACTTCAATTGGTTCAGATATAAAGAAATAGTCATAATCAGTAAATAACCCTACTTTATGGATTTGAACAAAATATTTACCTTCAGGTACGTCAAATAAAGTTAATGTAGCTGATCTAATGTATATACCACTACCTGTACCAATTTCAGCGCCCTGTAGGCTGTCTACTTGTTTAACTGTTTCACCGAGGCTATTTACAATCTTGACTGTATAAGCAATAGTTGGGCCAGTAACGTAATCAGCAACACCCCAAAATTGTAATACTATTTTATCGCTTTGTTGCCAAGGTTGAAAATACTTAACTTTATCAAGCCAGCTTTTCAAATTACGATAAAAAAAGTCACTATCAAATTCACGGTCATTATGAATTGGGTTAAATGAATTATACGCCACTTGAGTATAGGCGCTGGTGTTAAAAATATCACTCTGAAAATAAAATTTCACAGCGTTAATAGATGGTATGTAAATATTATTTAACATTGGCTACAAATATAGTTAAAAATGCTTTATATTCGCACTATGAGAAAGATATTTATTCACACAGTGATTTTGATAGGTCTTGCTAGCTGCAAGAAAACTACCCACTATTGCTACGATCAAATTGTTGATGCACAAGGTAACGTTGTGGCAAGCACAACAGGTAAAACACGTAAACACTTCAGAGATAAAGCTGAGGTGTTGCAGTATCAACAGGATAATAGTAAAGTGTGTATTGAGCAGCATTAAGATTGGTTTACAAAATTTGATAAATCAGTGGACTTAGAACAAATTAGTTTATACGTTTGTTTTGGCTTCATAACGGGCTCGTTATCTACGTCATACAAAAAGCCATAATATGCTAAGCCTTTTGATAATACTTTTATTTTACCTCGTGGGTTTGATTGCATTATCGCTAAAATGTTTTGTGGTAGTAAACAGTCAAACTCTAAAACAATAGGGTAAAATAAGGGGTCTCCCATATCTACCAGAGCAATATCAGATTTTGTATTTATAACAGTGCCGCCAAAATCAATTACAAGTTCAACATTATTATTTTGTGTTTTACTGTTTACCTGGAATTTGAGTTTACTACCAGATATATCCATTTGTGGGTATAGTACACTATTTATATATGGCCCATGCTCCCTTATTGTTAATGGTGGTATGAGATAAAGATTATAAGCTGTTGATGGCGAGAATAACCCTTGTAAAACAGTATACCCACTTCTTTGAAGATTATAATAGTTCTCACCGGCTCCTGGTAAACCTGCAGGCACAGTACCGGCCGGAGTAGTATCAATATCAGCCCAAAATATGTCATTGTCACTTTCACTATCGGCTTGTAACTTACCTTCCAAATTTCCTCTTAGTAATTCCATACCGTACATATCACTTCTATATTCACTACGTATATTCTTTTCATTTGTTACACGTATCAAATTAGACTGATATTCATAATTTATATTTGGCTCATCCTTACCATTAACTTCGTCGTATTTTATATCTCTGAAGCCTGCAATGAATTTTGCAAACATTTCAGATGTTAATGGGTAATGTTTGAATTTACTGACTTCACCAAGGTCTGCTATTTGAGTAGCTTCGTCATAGGCATGAGCTCTAGGCATTATTGATACTATGTTATTTGGCTTATCAAAATCAAGGCATACACAATTTATAGCATCAACTGACTTGTAATAATCGGTTATATTTGTTTTCATTGTTGACTGTAACAGATTACGTAAAGCATCACCACAAGTAAGAGCAAAACGTTTTTTGGTAGTTTCCAATAAAGTACTTTCAAATGTAACAGTAGGGTCTATGTTTGCAAACAACTCAGTGCCTACATCAAATGCCCATCTAGCTGGTACAAATGACTGTTTAATTCTATTTGGTACCGATACGTTAATATCACATTTTTGTAAATGATATTCAACATCACCAGCTACACCAGTATGCCTGAACCAAAACCATATCTGATCGTCTGGTGCAAGTGTAATATTGAAGGATATACTTATAGTATCAGTGAGTGTACCTAAGCCTGGAATATTACCACCTGAACCTAACGCATATTTTGTAACAGCTGTTCCCACTGCACTACCAGCATTTTTGTATAAAAACAAATTCATGTGTTTTGAAGTAGCCGTAAGATTTTTATGGTCTATAACAAGAGATATATTGACAGTGTAGTCATAGGATATACTACTGGACACATTTCTCAAAAACCATTTATTTGCACTTGCCAATGTTATCATATCAGGAAGACCTAAATAGTTTTGTTGAAACATTGAAGCGTTGGGGCCAATATGTTCATTGCCTTTTGGGTTATTGTCCCCATTTGAATATCCTTCTGTCTTATACCATAATAATGTGGGAAAATTTTCTCTGGATGAAGCTACAAATGTTGGAGGCGTATTATCAACTGGTTGTTCCATACCAGTAAAATTAAAAATTGCAAGAACAAATATGCCATCCATGTTTAACCATATTCTACTTGGGCTATCTGTTACAGCAATTTCAAAATTGGTATTTTCTTTGGCTTTTAACTTAGCCATAAAACCACCTTCCATTACTTCAGAGTTAACAAAATCTTTTTCTTTGTAATATCTTGAAAAGTCAATTTCACCAATGTAATACTCTTCATAATCCCAAACAGCTAACGTTCGGTTAAAACGCTCAATGCGTAAGGTACATTCTGGTTCTGTGCCATATAAAGTATACAATAACCTCATTATCTTTGCACCATCTTTAACAAATTTAAGAGGCTCTGTAAATGTTTGAAATATTGCATGGTATACAAAACCACGCCCCCATTTTAAAGTTTGATTACGCCAACCTTTTGGGGCAAACATTAAAGGCGTTTTGGTAGTTGTCAATTGCACATCTCCAGCACCATCAACAAAGTAATAATATATTATGCCTGATATTTCTTTGTACAAATACCATTGAAAGTTTTTTCTATTTGCCATGATTATCTAATATTTTTTAAGACGTGTGCTTTATGACTTGAAAGATCAATTATTTGCACAATTGGTTTATTATTTCTTGTTTCAGTTATCAGCTCATCTACTTTATCATTGAACGCTCCAAGCATAGCCTCAGCCATAGTATCTGTTGTAATTTTACCATTTGCTTGAGACATCTTAACAATACCAGCATTGAGTAATGGCATAGCTACTTCGGCATCAGGATGTACTTTGGTATGTTTAGGTAAATTAACAAGTGTTGGTACATTATCAGTTATCCATGGTGCTTTACCTGGTTCAGATACTATCTCATGTTTACCACCATCACCTACTATTGCCCAACCACCTCTATGGTCACTTGTACCATGTTTATATGCTGGTAAAGGTGTTGATATTACTCTGGCCAAATTAGAGGCACCAGTTGCTGCAATACCAGCAGCTATGGCAATATTTGCAAATGAATAAGGCTTAGCTCCAAGTGCACTCATAACTGCAACATACGTACTGCCAATAATATTTGCAATATCTGACGCTTTTTGGTCTTTGTCTTTTTTCCGGGCGGCTGCTTTACGATCACGATCAATTTGTTTTTGCAATACTTCTTTTCTTGCATCAATTTTCATCATCTCATTTTCCTGGTCCTTCTTATTGGTAAAACTTGACTCAATACGTTTTTTGTCAGCGTCATAGTTTTCATTTAGTTTACGCTCACGTTCATCTATTAAACCCATTTCATGAGCATAAACAGCATCAGCCATACCCATTATAAGTGTTGTAGCAGCTTGCTCTAATTCAAGATAAGTATTCAAGTACTTCATCTTTTTCTCAAACTTATATTGATCTACTTCATCTGGTGGATGCTTTTGGTCCATGTCATCTGGCATGTTAGCCCAGGCGTCAAGATTTGTTTGTATAAGATCAAGCTCTTCTTTTGCGGCTTGAGCATTAAAAGCTTGAATCCATTTCCATCTCTCAATTGCAGACTTAATTTCCCTGGCACTATATTTGGCAATTATATTTTGATTAGCTTGTCCAAATAATTCAGTATTATCGTTTCGTTCTTGAAGATACTTTTCTTGAATGGTAACAATTGTTTTGTTATTCTCTTCATATAGAAACTGTTCACTTGCCAATTCTCGTCTTAAAATATTGTTGTTATATTCACCTGACTTGTTACGAGCAAGTTTGGTTTTCATATTTTCCATTTTGTTGACAATGGCAATATTCTGAAACTCAATGTCTTTTATTTCTTTGGCTTCCTCTAAGTCACGAAGATTTTGTTTGTACGCATAAAAAGCAGCCAAAGCATCTTGCCTATCAAATAATGACTCACTTTCATCTTCAGATATTTTCTTATTGATCTCAGCATGCTTTTCACTGTCTTTTTTCATTAGCTCATAATTAGCCATATATCTTGCTCGTTGAGACTGTAAATATTGAGCTGCTGAATTATCAGTCATATCAGCTGGGCCGCTAGGTGTTCTTTTGGCTGCTTTAGCTTTATCTGGTACAGTCTTATCACTGATCAGCTTTTCCTGTGCATCAAGAAATTGCCCAAGAGCTTTAAGCTTCTCAGCTTGTTCAGATCTAAAAGCGTATAAATTTGTTTGAGCTATACGTTTTTGAATTTTCCTATATTCATCTGCTTGCTTTGCGGTATATTCAAGATCGGAAGTCCCTAACTCTGCTAAACCACCCTGACCTATAGTCATAGGCTTTCCGCGTTCTCTTGCTTCTTTTGCACTGGCTTTTGATAATTCATTGATAAGTAATATCTCTTGGTCCATACCTTCAGCATACACTTTTTGTATAGCTGCTTCGGCTGCTTTGGCTTTTGCAGCAGCAATTATTGATGTGCGCAATTCATCATAAGACGCTTTTGCACCACCATTGAGAATAATTTCGTCATCAATATTTTTAAAGTAGGCTGGATATAGTTTTTGTAATTTGTTGACCGCTTCACGACGTTCATCTGTTGACAAGGTTGTATCTTGTGTTTTCTTGTATAGCCTGTCTAAGTTCCAAGTTTCAAAAGCAGATGACTTGGCAGCATCACTCATGGCATCACTTAATAATTTTTGTGCACCTGTAGCTCTGCCTAAGCCAGTAACAAGACTTGTAACGCCTTCAATAAGTATATTGAAAATACCAGCTATACCAATACCAGGTAATACATACGCAAGAGTACGCAAATAACCTAAGGTCTTTGTCAGACCTTTACCGACTTTTTTAGCTATACTTTGTTGAGCTGTTTCTGCAACATTGTCAGCTATTATTTTGGCATTTTCAGCAATACCATTATTCAATTCTTTTACCTTAAGCTTCCCAGCATCAGTAGATATGTCTACTTTGTTACGTTGTGCTTCAAGTAATTTATTCTCAGCTATTAGCTTACCAATTTCAACTGTTTCTTTTTGTATTTCAACTGTTAAACCTTTTTCAGAAAGTACAGCTCTTTTGTTGACTTCTATTCCTTGTGAAGCTGTTTGTTGTTCTTTAAGTTCAGCTTTTTGTTTGGCGTTAATGGCGTCAACAACTTTTAGTGTTGAGTCCTTTAATTTTGTATTAGTTATGTGCAACTTTTCATTCAGTAAAGTTTGTGTCTTGGTAGACTCTGCTAATTTGGCTAACCTGTCATAGTGCTTGTTTTCAGCATTTTGCAACATGTCATTTGCAGCCACCAACTTTTTATATTCCTCTTCAAGTTCTTTACTATTTGCGGCAAGCTCTCTTGCTTTACCAATTGACTTAGCCCAGCCCAAATTACCTTTATTGAGTTGCGCTTCAAGATCTTCACCTTTTTTGACAAGCGTAGCAATTGACTCAACCACTTCATCAAGTCTTCCTTTAAATCTAGCAAGCTGTTTCTCTGCTGCTTCCGTTATGAGTTTATCTACTTCAGTTCCCGTTGACATTAGGTTGTAATTTTAAAAGTGATTTGCAATATTGTCGATATTGTTTTACAAGTGCAGCGTATAACCCTAATGATAGTGTAGATAGATCTATACTGCATTTGAGACCAGCCATAATAATGGCTATTGTTTCAAGATAATAGCTTGAGTCTATTTCACGTTTTTGTTCAGTGTCTTCATCATCATCAAAGTTATTATCACTTTTGGTATTTATCTGTAAATCAACATAATCACTTTTGTGATTTGCTGTAAATAATTTTAATATTTGTTCAAGATTTTCGTCTGTATTTTCAGGTAGGTCATACCCAAAAGAATACAACTGATCGATTAACATTTCATTTGGCCCAATTTTTACAATTGAGTCAATCAAAATTCTTGCCCGTAAAATTTTATTGTATGAAACAGTCAATTCGTTTCGTTCGATTGTTTCTGGGTCATCTTGATTTCCGTTTATGACTCCCATATAAGCGTCATTGATATTCATCCAGGCCTCGTTTAAAGCCTCTTCAGTAGGATTACCTTCTATTACAAGTAACGTTAAATCTTTAGTATCAACAATATCAAGAAATACTAAGAAAGGAAACTTATTGATATTTTGATATAATTTCAATTGGGGTAAACCCTCTAGCGTAGCACTCTTCAAGTGTGAGGACTCCGAGCTTTTGGTCTTCTTGATCGATGTAAACTCCAAATGTTGTGTGTTCTGTTGTTGCACGCTCTTTTATTTTTTTTGTTAAGTGATTAAGTTGTCCCAATAATTCTGCTCTTCGTCTTTCACAATCAATGCAGTTAAGTTGTATCATTTTGTCAAGGCTTTTTTTAAACTCTCTGTTAATTTTGGATGTAATGTGTTTTTAACATACTTCTCCATATTGCCTGCAGTAACACCAAGAATGTTATGGTACTTCTCAGTTAACATTGGCGTTTTATAATCAAGACTTGTAAACTCCATATCTTTGACTCTTACCTTTACATCGAGCTTTTCCTGAAAATTACCGTCATTGAATAAATCAGGTACCCCAAGTCCAGGTTTTCTATTGCGCTTATTTTTTGATTTGGCATATCCTTTTGTACGGTACCTTGGTTGTATTCTTAAATTAAGTGCATTCCTACCGGACATCAATTGACTACGGTTAAAATCAAGCAAAACATCTTTTGTAACTTTTATAGCCTTGACAATCTCGGCATTAAGATTGTAATTTTTTAAACGTTGCTGTAGGGCATAAATAGTCATATTAGCTGTTTAGGACTCCGTTTTCGACCTTTTTAGTAGTCGGTAAGCGTATCTACCTACCGACTACTTTTTAGGCCTTAAAAGAGTTTATTTTCGACCTCTTTTAGGTTTAACTTCCAAAGCCTCATCAGGAAACATTGTCATTTGATTTGTTGACTCGTTTTCTGGTTCACTTTCTGACAAAGTTGCATGAGCAGCATTGTAAAGTTCTGTGGCTTGTTCCAGTGTAAGATTTTTAACCTTTTCAGTAAACTCCTCAACTGTAGTATGCTTTCTAATCCACTCAGCGTTATAACCAGTTCCATTATACCGGATGTCTTTTTTATGTATGTGTGTCATGACTTTGATTTTAAAAGTTATTTGGCTGCAGTAAATTCAGCATTGGCAAAACCTTTCATAGGAATAGCGATTAAAGCACTAACTGGCCCAATTGCACCATCCATAAAATCACCAACAGCCATACCAACATAGTTAGCATCAGTAACGTCCAGTTGAACATCAAATGTGCCGTTTGCTGGGTCATAGGTAACACCGGTTATTGGAATAGGCTGTTGTGTATTTGAAACGATCATACTCCATAAAGAAGCTGTTTCCAGTTCAGTGCTATACACATCACCCAGGTTAATCGCGCCATCACTTGTTGTAAGTTTAAATTTAATTAAACCAAGCAAATTTGGAGTTTGTACCGCAACTTCAATATTCTTTAAACCATTTAAGGCTTGCAAAATATTTACAGTTCTTGGGAACTGGTAGAATGATGAATATACATTCACCTGTGCAGGGTCTTCCAGGCAAAAACCTATACCATAAATGGTTGTAGCGCCACCGGTATTTATTTTCAGGTTTTTGACGTCCAGTAATTCAAGGTCATAACCACCTAAGCTTAACGGGTCATCTATACCGGATACACCCCACAGGATATTGTTTTTTGCATCAATGAAAAGCAGGTCGTATGCTTCTTGCATTTGATCAAAAGAATACAATGATTTGTGATAAGCTAACCCACCATTTTTGTACATGAAATACCAGGCATATTTACCTTGTCGAATTTTTGCTTTACCGCCAAATCCAAAAGTTTGTTCTGGATTGTCTTCACTTTTATCTTCCATATCAATAAAGCGTTTGATAGGGAATATTCTTTTTGCAATATTGTCATGAGCAATTTTTGCGTCAAGCGTGGCTTTAAATACAGCCAGCTCGGTTTGGGTGAATACCATTCCTTTTGGAATAAGTACCGCCCCTTCAATGTTACCTGGGTCAAAGTAACAAGAGTTTAACCCGGTATTGCTAAGTGCTCTTGAGCACAGCAGTTGTTTTGTTGATTGTGACATCTTTATTTTGTTTTAGTTTATGAACATTTTGTTTTGAGATAAGACACGTTGACTAGTCTTGTATGACTATCAATAATTGCATCTTGTGATATTTGATAAATACCTTCATTGTATTTTGTTTTACGTGATACAGAATTTGATACTGTGTCAGTTGGTGGAAACGATTGTACCAAAGAGCTTTGTCCAAAAAGAGTTAATTCATAGCCAGTAAGCTTTGAAGTTTCAAAACTTCTTTTCAGCATACTGTAATCTAAGCTAACTCCAATTGAATGAAAGCCGGTATCAAAATATTCCTGACAATCAAATGTAGGTGTGAGTGATTGTATAATCTCTGAAGTGTGTATTGAAATGCCTCCATTGAATACAACATAATAAAATTGCACTTGTGCACCAGCAAAATTTATGGTGCCAATATAAAAGCCATTAGCCATAAGCGCTACGTCAATTGAATAAGTCAAATTATCCATTGTATCTGTGGGACCACCATTACCAGGGTCTATTTGTGGAATAACTGGACTTGGCAATGTGGGGGGTGCAACAAAAAATTCGTAGTCATTAATGGTTATGGTCAAAACATTTGTAGCAAGACCAGTTAACGACACGTTTTTGAAGATTGATAACGTATCAACTATGCGCCCATTTGGACAAGGGGTATAAGCACAAACTGACTTAGGTGTTAAGCAAGTATTCAGATTAACTTTCAAAACAATATCTTCAAGCATTCTGCCATCCAAACAGTCCTCCAAAAGTCTGTCCCCACCGTCTAACCCAATGTTAGGCCAATCTTTTATAACATGTTTAAAATTGGCATTGTACCCTAAAAACCATGAGCTATCAGCTATTTGTTCACAAAAGGCTTTATAGATAGGAAATATTTGGGCAATATAGTTTTCATCATTTCTTGTTTGAGCCCTGTCAGTTTCAGTTGATCTAACTGCAATTAAAATTTTCAAACCATTAATAGACAAAGTATCATCTTCATAAATTTCAGTCCAACCTTGCAAAACAGCAATAAGTGGAAATTTATCATTTGAGCTATTCTTTGTCTCTTCATTTATAACTCGCCAAGTACCAAATTTATAATTTATAGCAATGCCCATAGCCGTAGCTGTTTTGGCAACTAGCTCTTTTATAATATCTGTTATTGAGACTGGATTAAACACTGAATGTATTTATTTGTTTGAAATATTTTAAATTGCCATAAGAAACTAAATCACCATAAATGCCTGGATAGTCACCGTACACATCTTTCTTTTGAGTTAAGAAGTCATCAAGTACAAAATTCATTTTGACCATATCATTCCAAGCTTTTACTAGTTTACCACGTACCGTAACTTGCTCACTGTTTTCAGTTAACACTACTTTTTCACCAGAGTCACTACTATATGTTTGACGGTTTACATTCCATTTGTAGAATATATACATAGCTATTGGGTTCAAGTCTAAGTCATTTCTAAAACCTGGCCAAAGATTAAGTCTACCAAATTTATCGGTAAACTCAACTCCTTTCCACAACTCAAACCATTTGCCACTACCTGGAGTTGAAGCAATCGCATCTGTAAATTCTTTGGCCATTTTGTAGCCAAGAACTTCACTTAAATATTCACGCTCATAATCCGCTATAAAAATTGCCAGTTCTGCACCCACTTTATCAGTAGGTACAGAATTAGCAATTTTGTATTTTGCGTCAAAGTCAGTATAGAGAGTTATTGGCACAGCTATAGGAATGAAAAGATTGAGAAGCTAAATATCCGTACTTTTTGTGTGCCTGATGGTATACATCTTAACCGTTGGTAAAATACCCTACAACCCATATTATATACTGGGGTAGCCGCATAAGCTGTTACAAGTTTAGGTGACCCCGGTATCGACGTAAACTTATACTGTGTAGCAGTAGTGGATGGTGTAAAACTCAATGTATCACAGTTTAAACCATCTGTGCCATAAGCATTTGTCATTTTAAACCAGTCGTAGCCGTTAAATGATCCCTCCCAAACCATCTTTACAACAGCCGGAGTCCCTGTTAAAGACTTGGCGTAAAAACTTAACGTATAATTGGCTTTTTCAATACCATCGAACTGTTTTGCTTTTGACACCATATACTTTACAGTTGTATTGATCAGTGTATCAAAGTTTTGTGTAAACACAGAACTATCAATTGTGCCATTGACACTACTGGTTTTGTAAAGTTGAATACCGGTTTGTGCTTTCGTTACAACTGGGTTGCATGAGAAAATCAGTGCTGTTAAACCTGCCAGCATCAGGATTGCTATTTTTTTCATTATTTTGTTTTTTGTTTTTTAGTGTTAATTTTTGTTTGCTTTGTCATTATTGCTTCAGGTGTATTAACTTCAGTTGAAGCTGTTGTGGTTGTTTCAGCTGTTGCAGCAATGTTGACTTCGTTACCTTTTGCCAAAACCGCCCATCCGTTGTCGATCATCTTTTTTGCAAGATGATCGACTAAAGACAGTGTGAGATTTGGTTTATGATAACGAGCATTTTCTGTTGTCACTACTGTTGTCATGGCTTTTTATTTTATCGGGTTAGTTAAAGTTGTGGTGCAGAGATTGCAGCTTTCACATTTGCAAAAGTGTCATAGATGAACGCACCGTTGTGATTTTCACTGTGGAATGAGTGTATACGCATTTCTGCAATCACTGTTACCAGGTTTTTGGTGAAATCATCATCTTCCCAGCCCCATTTGATTGTAAGGTCTTGGTAGATCAACACTTTGAACAAATCCAGAACAGCCGCTTGCATATACCCAGCTGGTACATTGTTATCTTCAACAACAGTTGCACCTGCAATATTCTTACCATCAGATGTTGAGAAAGGTGGTAAGATGTATTGTCCCTGGCTTACTGCTTTTGACATATCCATATTTGCACCTTCGATTGGCGATACAAACACAGTAATTGGCCCTCTGAAATTACCCATACGCAATTGTGCTACTACTGCACGAACAGCATCAAAGTTATTTGGATTTGGTGTTTCCAAACCGGTTTGAGTGAATTGCCCAGATATTGTTTGAATACCTGCTGGAACAGTTGTTGATAACACGCCGGTCATCAATGTTTTGTTCATAACGTCAGACAATTCATAGCGCAATTCTTCTAGGATGAACGTTTCCATACCATCAATATCATCCAAAATCTCAGTTGAAGCTTTCAATGAAGCGGCAATTTTTTTGGCGTTACTGATCTCTGTATCCAGTTCAAAGCTGATTGGTGGTTTTGCAGCACCTTCACCAACGAACGCAGCGTTACCCTGTTTGTTCCTTTTATTCACCCAGGTAAAGGCAGCTGATTTGGTACGACCTTTTTTGATATAGTCCCAGAAAGTTGGTACTACTCTTACGATGTCATTTAAACCTGCAGCATACGCCGGTTGTGGTAAATAGGCTGAGCCACCCAGATTTGCACCAACTGTCATAGTAGCAGCAGCACGAGTGTCCAACACAAATGGTTTCAGTTCAGCAGACGTACCACCTTTGATTTTGGCGATGGCTTCTTTATTATTTTCTTGCCATTTTGTCACCTGGCTACGTACTGACATGTCTTCACCACCACGTTGCTTCATTTGTTCGATCACGTCATTGATGTCTTCGCCCATTTTTTTGATCAAAGCCATTGCGCCGTTGTTTGGGTCAGCAATAGTTCGGAGATCAGCAATTGGCAAATCTTTCAAGGCGTCTCGCAATACATTGAACTCTTTTGCTGATGCGCGGCTTTCCAGTTGTTCATCTGTTTGAGCTTTGATTTTTTTGAGTAAGCGCTTTCGCTCAGCTATCTCATCTTCATCATCATCCTCATCGTCACCGCCATCCGATTTGTACGCTGCACCCATAAATTCATGCCTCATGTGTGGGAAATTCCTGTTGTTCATTTTTGGCAGGTTCCCACGTTGTTTTGGAAATACAATTGTTCCTTTTTTCATGTTTTTGTTTTTTAAAAATTTTTCAATAAATATTTGTAGTCTACCTTCGCTTGTACCGGCGTGCTTCTCTTCTTGGGTACAGTTGTCTTGGATGGCTTCTGCGGCGCTTGCTGAGAGGCAAGTGATATATTCCTGGTAATTATTTTACGCGCTTCCAATTGCTTTGATTTTGGCAGCGATAGTATAAATTCTTCTGTATCTTCTTGGAGATACTCTGGCTCTTCATGAGCTCTTATGGCATACGTCCCTTCATCAGATGGAATGGCAACAGCTGATATTTCAAGAAGCCTTGCCTCAAGAATAATCATTGAGTTATCCGTATCGTCCCATTCAACTCTGTCCCAAATAAATCTAAAGCCTATTGAGAAATTATTGATTGTACCTGACTTCAGTTGGGTAAGCAAATCATTTGCCCATTGCACATCATCTAGTGGTTTGGTTCTGAAGTATAAGCCAATTTCATCCTCACGTAATTCTTCAAATAATCCACAAGCCCTACCATGTTCATCTCTAAATTTGATTTGATAAGCGGCATTTGATTCTGGACCGTTTTCAGTGATTGATTTTGAGTATGCACCTTTAACCACTTTTTCACCATGGCTATTACGTTGACCCCATATAACTGCATAACCTTCAACTATACGATCGTCAAGTTTTGATGACCTTTCAGTAATAGTCACATTGGTGTACGCAATTGGCGGTGCATTCTTGCGGAATTGATCAATACGTTTATTTCTTTTTTTCATCTGTTACTATTTGTTTTACATTATATGGCATTTGATAAAAATATAAGTCCTTCCAAGCTTCATTGTAGTTAATTTCACCCATAAGCTCCATTGCACGTCCAAAAGTTATTAAATTCTTTTCAAACTCAGCAATTACGGCTTCTCCAAGTACTTTTCTGGCTTCATTTTTGTATTTTAAACCTTCTTGAAGTACAGCCAAATGACTGAAGTCAATTTGATAAATAATCCCTTTTTTGTCACTTTCAAAACACTGTACAAGTTGTTGTACATAATTTTCGCCATCAGGAATGATGCTGCCAGTATAAAGAGCTTTATAGGCTTCACTCACGTTGTTGTAAATACCTTTTTCACTAAGTCCGAGCAAGAAAGGTGGATAGTCCAACCCTTCTGCAATTGTTATCGTATCGTTACGTTCAAAAATATCCATTTGCATATCGCTAAGCGGAAATGAAATTGGTTGCCAGGTCACATTTGCATTAGATATGATAAACCTTTTTTGATCTTTGGTCAAACCATACTTATCAAATTCGGCATGCAGCTTTTCAATCTCATCAGGTTCCATTTCCATGGCACTGATGTTATCCTTTTGGCTATTTGTTATAATACCCATAGGCTTATTCATCAACTTGCCTCTTGACTCATAGTTTATGATCAAGTTATTAATAGGGTACTTAAGCGATTTGAGGCGTGTCACTGGTAATATGACACTAGTCTCATTCGGAGTGCTATCTGTGAAGATATACAAATCCTTTTTATCAAGTTCCTTTCCACAATAGCTAATTGTTTTAATGGCACTGAGTATATTCTTGCGTTTGAATGGTGTCCAATCAGCTTCCCATTCTATTTCAATGTTATCATTAGGCAATACCCATACGGATGACAGCATTCCAGCTACATATATTTTAAGAGCTACACTAATACCGTAACTTTGCATTTGTGCATAGTTCTGCATTTTGAATTGATAGCCAGTTTGTAAGAAATTTGGCTTATCAATTATTGTTTGATACATAATATCAAGACCTTTAACAGGTTTTAACGTCTCTTGGTAAACAGCTGCTATATTGCCACTGCAAAAAGCACGCGCTTTTTTGTTGATTATATAAGGCACAGCTGGACAATCTGTAAGAGCTTTACGTATATTCTTGTTATTGTCAATCTCAAAATAGCTTGTCATGCCACCACCAGACTGAAACAGCGCTAAGCTTTTTTGAAGAGCATACGCAGTGAGTGAATATGGAGTCTGAGAATAAGGCAAATGACCTCGTTTTTCAAGGTCATTTGCTTTTTTACCAAACAATTTTTGTAACAGAGTAGCCATTTGAAATACAATACTACAACTACTAAACCAATAAAGATTAAGTTTACTAATTATTTAACATTTCTTTAACATTTATATTTTTTTTGGAATTATGATTTTCCTGTTTTTTCAGCATGACTCCAGAAAGACCCAAATACCAGGTATTTCCAAAAACTTGGGTTTTCCCATTTTTTGCTTCCTCCATACAGGCTGACAGTCGCCGGCCGGATGGCCAAAAGCCGCTTAACCACAATTCATTAACAAATAAAATCAAATAAAAATTACCAAATATCAAATAAATTTACTATATTTACCTATTATTAACAACAAAAATCCATTAACATGAAATTAACAAATTATTCACAACCAAAATTCATTAACACAAAATTAACAAAAAAAATTTGGTCAAAAAAAGACCTATTTATTGTTAACAATAAATTAACAAATAGATTTGAAATTTATAAATTCAAAAAAACTTTTTTTCAAAATCCATTAACATTTCATTTGAATTTCATTAACAGTTTTTTAACATTTCAAGAATCTAAAGATTTCGCAAATGAATTGTTAATAGACTAAATTAAATAACTAATTAACAATTCATTAACATATATAAACTGATGGCATAGGTAGGCCTATTGGTATACCAGTGGGCAGGCAAACCTCCAAAAAATTTTTTGGGGGCAAACCTGTTTCTATTGCTGGGTGAGATTTTGATCTATAAAACATATATTAATTTTTGTCATATGTATAAACAAAAAAAAGTCATGACTTGTTTTGTCATGACCTTTTGTCTTATTTCTTTTTGTTGACTTTCTTGTTTAGACTTATAACCTCTTCTACTTTAGTTTCAATTGTTTTTGAAACTTTAGGAGCCTTTGGTTTTTCATCTACTTTAATTGTGTTAGTAACTTCTGGATAAAGTTCCCTTAACTTTTCATTCGCGATCTTCGTTAGGCCATATTTTGAAAAGTACCAGGCAACATTATTATATGAAATTCCAGTAATTTCAGCTACTTGTTTAGCCTTATAGCCTTTTTCCGCCAGTTCCTTACAAATGATATGTTGTGGAACTTTAGGAGCGGTCGGCGTTGGTAAATTGTTGATAACTTTTGATGTTTCAACTGTCTTGTTTTGGATGTTTTTTGTTGTTGACATTGTTTGTTTGTTTTTTGTTGTTATTAATTATTTTTGTTTGAAGTAGTACAACCACTTCCAGTATGTCAAAGAACTAATTATAAGTAAAGATAGTTCAAATTATTAATATTGTTTCAATTATTTTGTTAATGAACAAACATTTTTTATTGTAATATATCAATGATTCAATGCACTTATTTCTTATACAAATATAGATCAAAATATTGATATTTGATAATATTTATTCAAGTACTTATGAACAAGTTACCAACATTTTATGTGGTCTTATCAAAAACTGTGCCAGTCACAAATCAATAACATTTGATTGACAGTGACTGGCAGTGTGTGAAAGAGGGTGGGTGCCTTTCAAAAATTTTCCCTTTAATGAATCCTATACGTGAATTGCTGAGTGGACTTTTGATCTAATAACCTGGCACGGTTTTGACTACTCTGTATATTCAACATTGTGGTCATACTAACCATTTATCAAATCTACTCTCACGTCACCATATTTACAAGCACTACCTAAATCAGTTGCTTCAGTAGTTTCTCTGGCTATATCTAACGCCTTTAAAATTATATCAATAGCTTCCTTTGAAAATTTAAGTACTATCATGTTGTTATTGTGATTACTACCAATACTTCATACGTCCAGGTTATTATACTAAAGTTCAAAAAGCCAATGTTATCCAAAATCTTACGAAGTTCGGCATGCCCTGGTCTTTCTGTGGCGGTTGTCTGGATGTACCTTGTTATAGGTATCTTGCCAATACCTCCCTCAAGTAACAAAACTTTTATTGCGGGTATTCTTTGTTCTTGTCTACTCATTGTTTATTTGTTGGTTTAAAAATTCCATAAAATCATCATACAATTGTGCATGTATTGGTAAGGCAATACTAATTTGTTTGTATTGAAGTATAAGCTCTGGAAATTCATAAGTTTGATCTTCTTGCTGTTTGTCCAAAGCATCCATACAAACTTTATCAAAATGTTCCTTAAATAATTCAAGTTCAGTTGGTACTTTAGGTGGTACCGGAGATGGAAATGGATTGTTGTTCATGTTGTTATTGTTTTAATGAATTAATAATATGTAAATATACTAAATATATTATATGGTTGTTTCAGTGCTTTGCGATATTAACGTTTCAATCACATTTGTAGTATTTGCGATTTGAGTGTGATGAGAGCTGGGCGGGTATGTTTCAAAAAATTTTTTAACCCTGGAACCTATATGGATTGCTGAGTGGAAATTCGGGCGCGTTTAACCGCGCGGTTTTGCCTTATAAGTAGATAGGCTTACTGACTGCCTAATATCGCGAAAACGAGGCCTTTCTGCGCGTTTTACGATATGTTATTCTTATTTACGAAACTGTCAGTATAGCAGGCGTATCTAGCGGAGTCACAGAGATGGTCATTTCCATCAGCCGGTTCATTTGTTGTTACTTCTTTACCACTTACTTGTTCTATTACTGTTACGTATTTATAATTGATTATTTCCTTCTCAAAATTTGCACCCATGTAGAAGCATTCATACTCACGCATTTTAGATATACCGGCTATCTTTGAACCTTTGCCCTTTTTAGCTTCTTTTACTGGCAGCTTGACCTTACGTAATTGGAGTATCATCTCAGGGTCATGATCAGCATATATCGGTTGACCAGGTGCCCAGCCATATTTAAGCATAACGTTTCTAATGAACACAGCAATTGGCATTCCCTCTTCCAGCTCTTCCATCTCTTTGCCACTTAGGTAACAACATTCCTGGAAGTAGCGTTGGCGGCCTATGACCCCCAT